TTTAGGCGGTCCCTTCGCCTTCGCCTTCGCCTTCGCCTTCGCCTTTGCCTTCGCCTTCGCTTTGGCTTTCGCTTTGGCTTTGGCTTTGGGTTTTGCTTTAATTTTTGTTGTCTTTACATTTTCAGTGTTAGATTCTGATTTTTTAGTTCTGGGTTTTCTAGTCTTTTTCTTTTTAGGAGAATCGCTCATGTTATTATGCAAATTTAAACAATTATGGATTTAAATACTTTTAATAATTGCTTTATGGCATAAAATAACATTCGCGGCACACGGGAATGTATAATTCACCTCCTCCAATAAGTGTTTGTTTTTTATCTTTTGTCAATCTTTTAGTGAAAGACGCTTTCATTGAACATTTTGAACATGTTGCATAAAGTTTTTCATATGCATCACTAAGTGGGATCAAATCCAATAATTGACCGAATTTTTTCATTTCAAAATCACCGTCTAGTCCGCAAACATAAACTGTTTTATTGTGCGACGTAACGAGAAGATTTACAACCTCGTAAAGATCTGGAAAAAACTGGCCCTCATTTATTAAATAAATATCTACCCTATCTAATAGATCGGGATCCCTTTTAAATACATCATAAACATTAATAACCTTTTTACAAGGTATCATTACCTTATCATGGCTGGATAACAGTTCTTCATGATAGCGCGTGTCGCATGAATGGTTAATCACACAAACTTCCTTATTCAAATTTTTATATTTGTTATAAAGTTTAATAATACGAGACGTCTTTCCTGAATACATGCAACCAATGTATAACCCTAGATATCCCTTCATTGGTTTATTATTCATATTTTCCATATATTATGATATTTCAATTTATATTTTTATATAAAAATATAAGTTTATAGATATTCAAATGGATTATAGTCCTTGGGTGGAAAAATACAGACCGACCGAGTTTAAAGATATTGTTCTTGATAAAACAAACAAAAAAATATTGAATAATATTATTCGTAAAAATTATTTTCCAAATCTTCTATTTTATGGACCACCTGGTACGGGTAAGACTACCACGATTATAAATCTTGTAAATCTATACCAAATAAAATACAAACAAAAAAATAAAGGGTTTATGATACATTTAAATGCAAGCGATGATAGAGGTATTGATATAATTAGAAATCAGATAAATCAATTTGTAAACACGAAAACACTTTTTGGTAAAGGCATGAAATTTGTTATACTCGATGAAGTAGATTATATGACAAAAAATGCCCAACACGCCTTGCGTTATCTAATACAACAATATTCAAATAATGTCCGTTTTTGTCTGATTTGCAATTATATTAGTCGTATTGATAATGCGTTACAAAATGAATTTGTAAGATTACGCTTCTGTCAACTCCCTAAAGAAAAGATATACCAGTTTTTAGATAAAATACAGAAAGCCGAAAATCTAAACCTTACTAAAGAAACAATTATTGCTGTTCAACATGTTTTTAAGTCTGATATAAGAAGTATGATCAACTTTTTACAGTCTAATCATACTCCGGATAGTAAACTTATTAAATCGGATATTATATCAAATTCATTGTGGGAAGATTTAATTGATAAAATACAAAAGCATAATACAGAATATTTATATAACTTTATAATTACAAAAAGTTCTAATTATAATATGGAAAGTAAGATTTTCATTAAAAATTTTATTTACTATCTTTTATGCAATAAAAGTTATGCTATAAATAATGACTGGTTGTGTTTATTTAAATATGTTATTCACCACGATAAGGCCTCTGAAGATTTTCTTCTTCGTTATACATTGCGTCGTTTAGATGATTTATACAAAGAATTATAATAAATTCTCATTCTTCGTTCCAATTTGGTAATGAATACATTTGGGGAGGGTGATTCTGGGTTAAATATTTTTCGTTTAAGGCAGTATTCATTGGTGATTTCTTCTAAAGTTTTTTTTTTGGACGATATTCTGATCCGATTGTTTACATGCGTAGTAGGTGAATCGCGATGAGTTTCCATTTAAATATGCTCTAGAAAATAAATTGAAAAAAAAGTAAGCTTAAAGAACAAGTAGTAATATTACACATTAGTAAATGCAAGCAGTAGATTCAGCGTGGGAGAACTTTTTAGAGTGTGGGACAAATAGTCCAAATAAAGCCAATACAACACAATCACAATTTGATACCTTTATTCCTAAATGTACGGATATTTATATATCAACACAAACAAAAATAGCATATTTAAATCAACCAATTAATCTTTCAAAAGTATTCTGGAATATGGATGTTATGCCTTATAATGAAGACAAAGAAGGTATAATTAAAAAGCAAATGAAGGTAAATAGTATAAGTAAAGAAGAGGTAGCTGTTGTAGATGAATTGATTAAAAAAACCGATGGGATTGTTATAATTGATATGATTCAAAAAATAGATAACCCCAATGCCAGAAAGGTGAAATTCAAGGATGTACGTAAAATAAATGTAGGTCTCTGCAAAAAGGATTTAACAAGTTACAGGACAAAAAGAAAGGGCGCATTCTACAATTGTTTTGTGCTGATTTTAAGGATTGATCAGGGAGAATCTTTTAAAGAAGCCCATGTAAAGGTTTTCAATACGGGGAAACTGGAGATTCCTGGAATACAGACAACTGCTTTCCTTTATAAGGTTCTAGATAAACTAATAAATGTTATGAAGGATTATTGTGAAACCAAATTAGAATACAATAAGGAAGACATTGATACCGTTCTTATAAATTCCAATTTCTCGTGCAATTATTTCATAGATCGTGATAAGTTGGCAGAAATATTAAAGTATAAATATCATATCCATGTTGTTTACGACCCATGTTCTTACCCTGGAATCCAATGCAAATTCTATTACAATATAGATAATACTGCAAACAATGGTGTATGTAGTTGTGAAAAAAAGTGCAGCAAAAAAGGCACTGGAAAAGGGGCAAACCAATGTCTTGAAATATCTTTTATGATATTTAGAACGGGGAGCGTATTGATCGTGGGACATTGTGATGAATTTATCCTTCATAAAATTTATAAATTTGTAAAATCAATGTTAATCGCCGAATGCGCAAATGTAGCAATCCCTGGAGATAGGAAAACCAAACCCAAAAATAAAAAGGTATGGAAAAAGGTTATTTTGCTATCCAATTAAGAAAATATCCAATTTATAAAACGGAGGGATGTAAAAGTTTCCAATTTATTATCACAATCATTCCTGTATAATTTTTCACAAATTTTATCTTTTGAAATTGTTTTCTTTTTATATTTCTTAATAAAACTTCCACATAACTCTGAATATTTGAAACTATCTGATGTAAAATCTTTGATCGTTGAAACAAAAAAAATGGCTAGCTTACTTTCATTGAGCTTCTTATTAATATTTCCTGATTTTGAATTTAACTTCGTACAAATTCGCATCGATTCGGATATTGCTTTTGTAATTGTTTGTCCTCTTTTCTCAATAACATCGTTTGTCAGATATAGTATATTAATAATTATCTCTCCAAAAATATCAATATTCGTACTAATCAAATCAAGAAACATTTTATCCTCCGTTTTTAATGTATAATTTTTACGATGCTCATTGTCAATCTCAAAAATAGTTTTTTTATACACAAACAAAGTTGCATCTTTGGAATTAAGCTGTAGATAGGTATGACTATCCTCTCCTATTTGACCCATAAATTCAATATAATAACAAAAAGCCTTTTTACAATGGAATATTGCCACATCGGCATCTTTTGTATACAAATAAATCATCTTAAAACAATGTTTCAATGTTTCCAATCCCCGCTGTATTACAAATATATAATACATGCTATTATGAATATGAATGTTTTCAATAGCACACTCAAGAAATTCTGCTATCATTGAGGTGTATTTGTTAAATATATCTCGCGTTTTTGACCGATTAAAGGTAGCTTTTAAAAGCTGATTTTCCGATATATTGAAGGATTTTGACATTTTAATAATATGATACTTTATTTTTAAGCAAATAAGGATTTAAAGCTTTTTTAAACAGTTTGTTTATAATGGCTGAACAATCGGAAACTGCATCAAAACCCTATCGGTTGCCTTGCGACCAAACATTGAGACATCTGGCTAAACTAAGTATTGTTGAAGACAAACCTGTTATGTATGATTACTGGTCGGATTCAACTGATAAGAGCGTATTAATCGGTGTAAGAGATGGAGGAGAGAAACTTTTGGTTAAAAGCGAAGATGAGTATACAAGTCCAATTGGAAAAATATACAAAGTTGAAACAGAGTATATTATTATTACAGAAAACTCTATATATGTTGTCTGTGCAAGTATCGATACAAAGAGAATTTCGTAAACATATTAAAATATTGCGGCTTATTTTGTAATAATATATTTAATACTATATTATGACAATGAATATTAAAAGACATTCGTCTTGGGAAAAGTGGGTCATTCACAGAAAACTGGATTTTAGTATAAAAAACCGTCTTTTACATGTTAATAATATCGCCAATGTTGTACAATCAGGTATAAGAGAAAAACCTATTTTGGGAGAATTTATAATAAATGTTAAAAACGGATTTGATTCTAAAGGCAATCTTCATTTAGAAGTTAATGAGATAGCTATCAATATTAAAAACAAATTCAAATTTAATGAAGAACAAATAACAGCAGGAGAGAAAATCAATAAGTTTCTCAAAAATTTAATGAATAACATGAAATTGTCCAGAAAACTTATCAATTTACATATCCTATACCTGTGCTTCATTTACAATATTATACCCAATAGTATATATGAAATCGTACCTTGTTTTGATATAACATATCCCCATACGCCAACAATGGTAAAACAAATAAGAGAATCGCGATTTAGAAGAGATAACATTTTAAGAAGAAGACATTCTATTGAATTTAAAAAAACACTAAAAGGAATTCAGGATGATCGCCAGCTTATTGACAAAGATGTCAATAGATACAATAGTAATGATAGCGAAGCCACTATTTGGCAAAAAAATTATGTTAAACCGCGCAAACTAAATAAAAGGTGGGGGACATCAAGATCCTTTGAATTGACACCAAGAACCAATCCGCAACGGCGTGCGGATATTACCGCCACATGTCCCATGATGGCAAATGTACCCGAAACAGGTAGTTATTGCTGTTTGAATGAAGAACTTGATTCTATAGAAAATGATGGTAAAATTATTTTTGCAGGACATAAAGTATCTTATGCTAACGTTTATGATGAATTAAGAGAAATTTATCACAATGATAATGAATATTTTTCATCCGCCATGGACATCCTTGCAAGTTATGTAAAAGGACAAAAAATTATTTATATGGAAGCAGAAAGTTACTGCCAAGGTAGATTAAATCATCTTATGTTCCCCTCAATTTTTGCATCGGCTACAGCTTCTGTCATGGCAACTACTTTTGAAACAAGTACTTGGGGTGGTACCGTATTGGCATCTATGAATGCAGGTATTTCATTTCTTCTTTCTATCATTAGTTATCTTAAATTGGATGCACAGAGCGAGGCACACAAAATTTCCGCTCATCAATATGACAAACTCCAATCAATATGTGAGTTTTCATCAGGTTCTATATTGTTGTTCACCGATATGTCAAAATACGATAGTTTAAAAGAAGACTCTGACTTTTTTAAAAAACTAAAAGAAACCATTGCCACACTAGAAACCAAAATTAAAGAAATAAAAGAAACAAACCAATTTATTGTCCCGCGCAAAATTCGCCATAGTTATAAAATAGCATATAATATCAATATTTTCTCCGTTATCAAGAAAATAAGTGGATTAAAAAAACATTATGTTACATTTATTAGGGATAGAATTAACCAGGTTAAAAATTACAAAACACAACATAATTATTTAATAGATAAAGGATACCAAATCAATAGCCCTGAAATTATAAAACTTAAACAATTAATAGATCAGGAAGATTATGAAAAAAATTATGGTTTTGAGAAATATCAGTTATTAAAGTCATCTTTCGGTATCATCGATCAACTTCTCGCGGATGAAATGGAGTTCGCTGAAAAGGCCAGGGCGCGTTGGGGATGCAAATGGTGTTGTTGTTATTCAAGATTACCGCGACCAGAAATGAAAAATACTCTCACTCATCTAATAACAGATCCATTCAGTTCATTAGATAACAGACATAAATTACAATATCAAAATTATCTTAAAAAAATGCACCAAAAATATGATGTTTCTGGAAACATCTTTCAGTTTCAACCCGTCACTATAAATAAATTAAAAACAACCACGCATGGGTGCTTAAAATTATCAGCAAAAGAACGTGAGCTTCAAGAAATAATTGCTGATATTGATAGCAGTAATGAAGCCGCTTATGATACCTACCAAGATTATTCCTGTTGTTGCAGGACAAAATGTCTTATTATAACATTAATCGTAAGTATAATCGGAGCATGCGCAATAGGAACTATCGTTGCCATTCTTACATAAAATTGTAAACGTATAATATATAATGCGGACTTTGAATTTCAATTCACTCGTAAAAAAGTTGAAAGATAAAGATGTTTATATGATGATTGGAAATGGTAGTAAAAATCAATTCAGAGATATCAAAAAAATAAAGACGATTGTTAAAAACATTGCTTCTATGTGCAACGAAAGAACTGCGTTTTTATATTTTGGAGATGCTCCTAATAAAAAAAAACCCGATGTTGGATTATTATTTGAACTTTTGCATCAATATAATCCAAAAATTCCCATATTTATGATACAAATAAAAGAAGCAAAGAGCTGGGGCGTTCCAAAATTTGTCTCATATAATTATTGGCACAATGATTATACAAAAACATGTAAGTGGGGTGGAATTTACAAAGGAAAACCATGTTCAAATACAAAAAAGTGGGTATCTTTAGAAAAAAGACTTCCTAATGGAATTCGTTGTGTTTTTATTTTCGGTGGGGGGGCAATTACTTTAGATGAATACAAACTCATTAAAAAATATCAAATACCATATGAATACTTTCCTGTTGAAAGGAAATTCAGCGGTGACGGAAAAACAAAGACCAAAAAATCAGAGAATCTCAAAAATAAAGTCGGTATAACCTACGGGAAAATTCATTAAAAATATTTTATTCTAATTATATTACATAATGGCAGGAAAAGCGGGTTGTTTTGAGTACGAAGTTTACCAAGTAAAAATTATAACTGAACTTAAAAGATTGGCCAATGGCGAAGATCCGTTTAAATACAAATGGGAGGGGTTCGCGACGGTTGTTGGTCAGAGTGCAAGTGGCGGCGGCGGCGGTAAAATGGGTGATTTTGTCTTCACCGGTAAAGACGGCAAAGAAGTAGCAAAGGTTGAGGTTTTATACTCTGACATAAACAAAACAAAAGATATTACTAATGAATTAGAAAATTATAATGCAAAGGACACTATTATGAGGCGTTTTAAGGAGTGCGTGAACAAACAACAAACAACAACTACTTCCCCATTGGAAATAGATGGGGGAAACTGCTCCATGGCAAAGGATTCTGAATATACGTGGATCGGTTCTCCAGAGGAAACAAAGGAAGACACGAATACAAAACACTGGGGTTTTATATTTAAAAATAAAACAGGCGAAATTTATTATAATGCCTTATTGAAAGTGAGGTTTACTGATTTTATTACAAGCAAGTTGAAAAAGATAACAGCTAAGCCATCTGCACCATCTGCACCATCTGAAGAAGAGAACAAAAAAACAACACTGGACGAGAAGTTAAAAAAAGCGGAGGCGGATCTGGAGAAGTTGGATGGCCAGTCGACGTCGGACAAGAATTCTGCCACTGCAATCAAAACGAGATTGAAATTGAAAGCAGAGATAGAATTACTGAAAAAGAAGAAAGCGAAGAAGAAAGTGACGGGGGGTGGACGCCGGAGAACGAGACGTAAACGAAGACGTCGCAAAAAGAAGAAAACTGTGCGTAGAAAGAAGAAGAGGCGCACCAAACGTAAAAGAAAACGCGTTAAGAGAAAAACAAGACGCAGACGTTAACTGAATATAAAACTATTAATTTTATGTTAATAATTTTATAAAATTTCACCAATGGTTTTTTTCTGTTCGGATGTCAATTCGGTAGGAAACTCTATTTCAAATTTAATTATTAAATCGCCTACCATTGGAGATGCTGGGTGCGGTCGTTCTCTTTTCATTCCCATATACTTAACTAGTTTAGTATATTTGTCAGTTATCACTTTACCATCAGTATTATTTATACGGTATGTTTTGCCAGATAAATGTTTTATTTCAAATGAAAATCCAATTAATGCCTCTTTCAAACTAACATTTTTAATATAGGTTATATCTAATCCCTGGCGGATGAATTTCGTATTGTTGGATATCTCCACATGTACTTTAATATCACCCTTAATCTCTCCAATAACATTACCTTTACCCTGAACTGTAATAATTTCATTTTGATCTATTCCCATTGGAACATCTATATATACACGTTCTGATTCTTGCCTCTGTGCATCCGAACTGCGTATTGTTCTTTCAATGTCAATAGGAATATTAACACCATTATAAGCTTGTTCTAAAGTTATATTAATTTTATGGCTTATCGGGCGAGGTTTGAGTTGTCTTGGTTCACCCATTGGAAAACCGGGAATTGGAAATGATTGCCCGCCATGGAAAACTCTAACATTTGGACCACCGTTACCAAAAGGCATACCGCCTCCAAAGAACATTTTAAGAATATCATCAGGGTTACCAACTCCACTCAATCCACCCATGCCGCCCATGCCGCCAAATGGCGAGGATCTCGCCATATCGTACTGTCTTTTCCTTTGCGGATCTTCCAAATGTTCATAGGCTTTCCCAATCTTTTGAAATTCTTCTTTGTTACCACCATTTTTGTCGGGATGATGTTTAAATGCAAGTTTTCTGTAGGCCTTTTTAATAGCATCTGGACTAGCATCTTTACTGACTCCTAAAGTTTTATAGTGATCTTCCATCTGTATAAGTATTTATGCTTTAAATTTAAATACTTATTAAACGAGTATTTCTTCTATTTCTGTATTTATTAGATTCTTTTGACATCTTTTACTTAAATATTAAATAGAATAGTCTGTTAATGAACGAGCCGTTCCTAAAGAAATATAGACCGAAAAGGTACCATGAATTTGTTATTGAACCTCAATTAATAGAACTTTTAAAAACATTAATTGAGATGAATAATCTTAATATATTATTAGTCGGAGATTCGAGCTCAGGGAAAAGTTCACTCCTTGATGCAACAATTAGAGAATATTACAATTTGGATCGCATCCCAATGGACAATGTCTTATATATTAATAATTTACATGAACAAGGTATATCGTACTATAGGAGCGAAGTTAAAACATTTTGCCAAACTCCTTCTTCTGTATCTGGAAAAAAAAAGTTCATCGTATTAGATGATATTGATATTATCAATGAACAAAGTCAACAAGTATTTCGCAATTGCATTGATAAATACAGTCATAATGTAAATTTTATAGCTTCCTGTACAAATACGCAAAAGGTTGTTGAGAGTTTGCAATCAAGAAATACTTTAATAAAAATCAAATCTGTTTCCGATAGTTTATTGCAGAAAATTTTAACCAATATTAAAGATGAGGAAAAGATAAATATTACTACCAGTGCACAATCTTTTATACTTAGTATATGCAATAATTCAATAAGATTATTGGTTAATTACATGGAAAAATTTAATTTATTGGATGAAAAAATTACTTTAGAGAAAGCGAAATTAATTTGCACCAATATTAGTTTTTACGATTTTGAGAAGTTTACAAGTAAATGGAGTAAAGAAGAAGATATCGCTGGAGCTATAAAAATCATAAAATCCATTTTTGACAAAGGATATTCAGTAATGGATATTCTTGATAGTTATTTTAATTTTATAAAAATTACAAATTTAATAGATGAATTTCAAAAATATAGATGTATCAAAATAATTTGTGCATATATTTCTCGCTTTCATACTCAACATGAAGACGAAATAGAGTTGATTTTTTTGACGTATGATTTGATGTATAACTACAAATAAGTATTTAGTTTGGATTTTTAATAACCAATTAATATAATGTCAAGTCAAATATTTAAAACACCATATCCAAAAGAAAAACTTATTGAATTTCTCGAGCAATGTGTAGAGAAGAAAAATAATAACTATTTATTTTCTAAAGTAGCATTCAAAACAGCCGCGTATAAAAATATAGTTGAAGGGTTTTGTAAGGAGATTGAACCATTTTACTACGATTCTAAAAAACACTACGCTACCAGAAATATGACTTATAAAAATCTCGTGACCATTATAAGACAAGTTTGTAAATTTCATTTTATCCCTTTTACTTCGGAAATCAAGTATTATAAATCCGTTTATGAGATTTCCTATACTATTTTTATACCTTCTGACCAATGATCATCCATTTTGTTGCAATGACAGGTGTATTCAATAACTGTTGCTGTGATAATCTCGTAAACCACCCATATTTAGTCCGCGAAAGAAGTTGATCATGTGGTAAATATATTCCATACATACGTGGATCAAAATCCACATATGTAGTTCCCAACAATCTATCAATATTTACCACATTTCCAGAAGTGTCTTCACATCCGAAAAGACATCCGCTTAATTTACTCATTTTTCTCTCCATTGTTAATTTATAAAGGAACTTATTAATATCACCACAAAAATCAATTTCATTTGTATAATCAGTGGTATTGAGTACTTCAAGATATCCTATATACTCTTTCATTGTTGGGCACTCCCGTTTACAACCTAATATTTTGTGATTTGGGAACATATTTATTTGTGAGGACACTTTACTTGTTGGTATGGTTTCACCAACCATACAACCCGTAGTTGATATACCAAGATCATATAATGGTTTTAAATCTTTGATAATGATAGTCGAATTGGGTATTGTCATTCCACCGAACGTGTATAGCAATTTGGCCATTGCGAGAGAACGAATATGCGGTCTTATAGGATTAGCTAGTTTCCTTAGTGATATATTCCAACCTGGAACCAATCTTGCAAACGAATTATCATCTATCAAGCATATATTGAAGGAATCGCCGCAATTTTTAACTATTGTTTCCAAGCAAGATAAAAGATAAGGTTGGTTCATTTTAATATTATTACGCGAATAAAAACTCTCCCAATTTCTAGCATTTACATCATGGGTTGCGTGAATCCATAGTATCGGTTTCCCACCTAAACCTTCTGTTCCATTTAGTAGATACTTTTTAATTAAATCATATTTAGATAACTCTTCATCTGACTGGTACTTAACTCTATAACGTTCGTATAGGATTCCCAATACTGTTAATATTACAAAGGTTGTTATATACTTGATCATTATATATATATATATTCTGATTTATTTTATTATTATGAATTATTCAATCTCTGTAAATTCCCCCACCATTTTTTACTGTTCTGCGCTATTTCCTCATCTCGTTTTATAATAGAAAATATCCGCCTGGTATCACCTTCTTTACCACTTTCTTCTTTCCTTTTTAGATATTCTCTGCTTTGTTGGAGAGATGGTGGTGCATTCATTTGCGATGCTCTGTGCATTCTATATTCATCTACGCTTTTAAACTTTTTGGTCCTTTCAAAATCTTCTCTTGTAACTGGCACGACGGTTTGTGTATGAGCCTTTTTAAGATCTTCATATTTAAGTTTACTAAATACATCTGAACTATATTCCACCGGAGCATCTCTATTTAACGAATAACCTCCTACTGTACCACCCATTTCTTCGATATCTTTCCTCACTACCAAAGATTTACAAATTTCCTTTTCTTTTTCAAATTCTCTACCGAAATCACTAAGTGTCATGGATTTTTGCTCTTTATCATGATAATCATTATACCATTCTCCATAACCATTGTCAGCGTTATCATCTTTAGTTCTGGTCTTTTCAAACATTTCATTAAACCACTTATTAAATTCTTTTACACTTTTTCCATCCAAACCTCTCAGAAGAGCGGCTTTATCGCCACCCATACCTTTTGGACTATACACTTCATCCCTTGCACAGGCTTTTTTTTTATTTCTAAAATAATAAATTTTTGAAAGAACGGCATATGCCTTCTTGAAAAACCTAAATATATCTGGATCAAGTCCAGATTTATCCGGATGTGTTTTACATGCCATGCGGTAAGATTCCTTCAACTCTAATTCTGTAAACTGATAAGATAAATGAAATAGTTTCAAAATATCCTCCAATTCATAATTTTGTATATCAAGATCTAAACTATTCATATACAAACTTCTTATATATTATTTACTATTTCATTCCTAATCGGTTTTTAACTTTATTGAAAAAACTTTTTACACTAACGGGGTTTGATCCTTTAGAAACATCATATGGTTGTCCTTGATGAAAACTAATGAAACATGGGACCGATCTTATTGATAATTTTCTTGAGACCGACGGCGCTTTATCAATATCTAAATGTACAATTGATACACATTTTGGTAATTCTTCCACACATGCATTAAATAGAGGCTGAACCATCTTACATGGTTTACACCATGTGGCATGGGCCCTAACAATTACAGTTTGATTATCTCTTAGAAATTCTTGAAATGCCACCGATTCTGATAAATGTACCTGTATCCTTTCATTGTCTGCCATTGTATATATATATATTTTATACTTTTATATATATAAATGTCTTATATTATTTTGACAATATTGACCATAATATTAATATTATGTATATGCTTTTTATGTTATCCGTCAACGCAAGAAGGAATGAGTGGGAAAACTTCATCCACAAAAAAAAACTTTAAAACTTTAGCTCTATATCACGGAGGTTGTACCGGATGCAACTATTTTACTGCCGATCAATGGAAAAAATACTGTGCAGCTTATTGGTCCTTTGTACGATATGCCGGTATTAATAAAGCAATGTTTAATTTAACCGACGCTGGCGCCAAAGACAATGGAACAGGATTACGCCACGGTGACAATATTTTAAAATTTTGGATCGGTTCTATGCCAAGTGATCTGAAAAACAATGTCAAGATTGGATTTACAGTTTATCCTTCTACAAAAAGTCCATGGCATTGGGCACCTAATTTAAAAGGCCAGATACCAGGTGAGTGCATTGACTCATGGGATTACAAAATACAAACAGATGGATCTGTATTTAACCCTTTGGAACCTGGAGACACCTCAAAAACTTGTGCGCCATATAATGCTTTCAAAAAGGCGGATGCATACTGTAATCAACAATGTACTGATATTGCAAGTAACGGAACATGGTGTGAAAAAAATCTCTGTCATGGCGCTGGATGCAATACTATATCTTGCGCACCAGATGTAATTAGTGGTGCAGATATTACAAATCCGAATCCTCCTGCCCCAGGATGTCCGAATAATTGGGAGCAAATAATGAACTATATAACTTATGTAAATTCTACAGTTAAAAACAATACACCAAAAATTTCATTTATAGTTATTGATGGAGAAGGGGAAGGGGGATATACTATAGATAAAGATGGATTTTGTCCATTAATGAGTGCTATTAAATATGGAAAGGCTAATTATTCCAATGAAATACCTCATGATTTTTCAGTTGGCGTGGCCCACGGTCCTGGAAATTTTTGTTCAGGTGGTACATATCCAAAAGGCGACGATACATGTCAAATAATTGGTACAGATCAAAAGGATTCGTCAAATACTTCCGGTGAAGCATACCCAGAAATATACTGGTATGGTGAACTAGGCAAATGTGCAGCTGGGATTAAAAGTGGCGCCGGATCACTCGCTGCTGCAATGAATCAATGTTCGGATACAATATATCAAGACCATATTAATAACCCACAAGGTTTATTCGACGCGATCACTTCAGGTTCGGGACAGGGGCAATATTTAGGATCTATTTTACCTAAAAATGATTCCGACATGAATAACCCATCTAATATTTATCATTATAAACAGACATATCCAATGTTTTCAACTGAAAATATAAATAAAAATAGTGGCAAAGGATGCACATCTGGTTTAAATCCAAAAGGGGGACAAGATCAATGTTGTATTGCAAATTATTTTTACGGTGAAGCCAATTCCTGCGGCTCTTTCAATGGATTTGGAAATTGGGAATTTGATAAATTTATGGAATTCTTGAATTTATGGTCTAATAAATTTGGTTCTAAAAGTATAGCTATCTATGAATGGGCTTTTATTCCAACAGCGTGGATACCAGATTTTGATAAAATTATGGGAAGCAGTTCCCTACCTAGCGGCAAGACCCCGTCCGTTGGACCAACTCCGTCAGTTAAACCAACTCCGTCCGTTGGACCAACTCCGTCAGTTAAACCAACTCCGCCCGTTGGACCAACTCCGTCAGTTAAACCAACTCCGTCCGTTGGACCAACTCCATCCGGAGGAAGCCATAGCGGAGATTGTCCTCATCCCACACCAGGCGTCTTGATTCCTACAGGATCCGCCGGTTCTAACCAGGCATCCGGTCACTCAAATTATCCAAGTGGGGGGGGAGGGAGCGGACCATCTTCAAGTAAAAAAAAAGTATTTAGAACTTGTTATCCAACAGGTAGCGATGATATAGAAAAATGTTTTAATGAATTACCGCAGGGTAAAGCAGATGGAGTATATATTACATCTGTTAAAGTGGGTAGTAAATTTTGTCCTTGGGATAATGGGGGAGATCCGGATTATTGGACAAAAATGAAGGAGCAAAAAAAGAAGACAGGTATGGAAGTGTGGGGAATAGTAAACCGTGCTAAAGGAGACGAATTACCTGATTGGAAAAATGCCGTAAATTGTATGTGTTTAGATGGTAAATGTAATGACGATCGTAAAGATTTATTTAGTGGATTATTATTAGATATAGAAGGAAAGGATATGGATCAAGCAAAATGTAATAGTATTAGTAATTTAAGTGCTTTGGGTATACCGACAGCTTCTGTTGTTGGTAACGGTACATGTTCAAATTATAATAATCCAAAGGGACATTCATATATATCCATGTGTTATGATGGGGGAATTTGTAAAAAAAACGACAAATGTTTAAAAAATATAAAGGGTGTAAATATTGATAAATATATGTATTCAACAAGTCAATGGCCGTCAGAAACATTATGTACTCCACATGATATATTCCACCCTAAAGTTTAAAAATATTAGTTAAAAAATTAATATTTTTTAATAAAATTGGCGCCAAAACCAGAACATGAGCGTGCCGAGACAGCCATCAATGGAACACATGTATCAAGGATTGAGAAAGTAAATTAAATTCTAGACAACTTGCTGCTCAATTTAAATGGAGAAATTTTGCAATCTGGTACGGGGACAATAGTTAACTCGTTATCGCCATTAACTCTGTCAAATCAATAGAAGGCAAATCAACGTGTGATTCCCAAAAATACTTACAGAAAGCCCATTTAATATCACAATTGTCTGGATAATTATCAGAATATTCGGATAATAATTTTGTTCTAATCTTGTCAGGTAATAAATGCAAACTATGCCTGGGCAATACATATGAAAGTTGTGTGATGGGACTAACAGGTTTATTGTTATTTTTTTCAATCATATCGGTTTCCCAATGTGGTATATATGAAAGTAAATCCGTAAGAAGTGGTGGGTAGTGATATTTATAACACCAATTCCAATCGCAACACCCTTCTGTATAATAACGCATAACCCATTCTAAACCCTCCATATAGTTATTACACACTTCTTTAATAAAAAGTTTATTCATATCACTATCAAATAATTCATTATAATATCGCATCTGCCAATGCTTTGTATAAGGATCAATAAACCTTTCTGAGTGTCTTTTCTTTGTTGGAATATTATCCAACTTTCTTAATTTTTCTTCAATCGTATCTTTTTTATAAGAACGCTTTTCCCATCTATTTCTAATCTTATATTCATCTTTTAGATTTGATTCCTCGTTGCCCGCCAACCATTTAATCATTTTTCTTAGATTTCCCCAAAATATTTGTTTACCATCGGTCAAATTCAAACCAGCTGAACAAATTGTATTTCTATACGCCGAAATTAAAATGCTCATGCCACTTGTTCTTATATTCATTGCAGGAAAATGTGGCATAAAATCATTTCCAAGAAAGAATGCCAATAATATATAATCGTATAATGTGTTATACTTTTTCACAGGATCGGAATTATATTTAAAACCAGCCATCTCCTCGATGATGCGATCTCCCAATTGTGGTATATCCAAAAAGTAATGTTCGTTTGGTTCTAAACTTGCATCAATGGATTTAATAAATTCAGGCGTTTCCCTATAAAGATAAATCTTCTTACATAGTTTGAGGTGATTTAAACACAACATGATTAAATCCGCGTCAAGTCCATAAATAAGGGTAATGGTATTTGAATGATGCGCTTTGTTGTCCCGTATATATTGAAAAATCTTGTGTTCCCCTTCCCCAGGATCGCTGGTGGTTGAAACAATAATATTTTTACCGTTAAACTTTTTTGTCAAATGGGCTCCCAAATTATTCATAAAATTTGTTCCAGGTGTTATGGCGGTTTTATCCCATGTAGGCTTATAATCGGGATCAATGTTTTTTCTAATATGATCTATTAAATAAGACTTATAACGCCTCGTTCGTTGTTGTTCTAATTTAGCGACAGGAGCGACACCATCAAATGCTATATACACCTTCATTTTTGGCTTGACTATCTTAATATACTCCCTTAGCTTAATCTCTACTGCTTTTATTAATTTTATTTCAAATATATCATCATTGCCATCATATTCAGGCATTAATTTCCTAAGACAATCGTAAATGATAGAATTACTATCGAGATAAAAATTATCAATATCACCAAGTCTATTTAATTTCTTGATGATATCAGGATGATTCTTTATAATATAAGAAAAGTAACTTGGTATTCCCATTAATAAGACTAGAATGGATTATTCTTATATGGTTTATAATAATAATTTCCCACCAAGATTTTTTGAATGAATCGTTATTTATTTTTAATATGAAATATATTAACAATAAAAATCGTTATGTAAAGTATATGATAGTGTCAAAAAATGAGAAGATTAAGGAGAAACCTATTAATAAAATAGAAAAATCACACACTTTAAGTTTTTGTAAGAAAAAGGTAACTATTTTTATGAAAATGATTACTGACACTATTTTAGCAGTACAAAAATACAAAGCGATGGATATTATTACTGCAAGTGATATGAATATTTGTATACAGAATTTAGAGATTTTATATAAACAATTAAAATCAATTGACACCGTTTTAGATAAGAAACGGGAGAATAATAATTTTGATGACATTATCACGATATTGCAAAAAATTAACAATGAATTATCAGCACTGTTCAGAACGACCGGTACACAAAGCATTAGTGATATTATTATGGTAGCCATGGGCAATGATTTTCTTAGAGATTTGTTAAGTAGTGATTCCGAAGGTATATTTGAAGTTATTAAAACATATACACATCCCATCAGTTATATTGTCCTTCCGTGGAGAGGAGAGGATCAAAAGGGGAAAGGGAAAAACATCGCTAAAAACCGCATTGTAGAAGATTTCACAATCGTGGAAACCGCGAAAAATTTTGATTGTTTTGATCTGGCTCGCACTAGTAAAACACATGAATTTCACAAAAAGGTTTATGGTATTAAAATAGCGGTTCATAATGAATTGGAAAAAAAGACATTAATAATCTCAGGAATAGTTGATGATATTTTAATTGATTGCACGAATCATCTTTTCACTAAAAACAAATTAATATCTCTTAAAGAAAACAAACCAAATGAACAGTCATTCCTAAGTTCTGAGTTTGAACGCTTTTGCGATATTTTAACAATTAAAGAGTTATTGATCTACAGGAATGAAGAATTATACCAAAGATTTTCCGGATACATTAATCAAACGCATCTTATAAAACAAAAACCAATATCGCAAAATGTTAAAGAATTTATAGGTGCCGGACTTTATGGTCAAAGACGAACACTTATCCAACTTCTTTTAAAACACAATGACCCCGAATTCCAATATCTCGCATATCTTTTATATGATCTATTATCGAATGATTCTAATGGTAATATTGATACGGTTGAACAAACTATTCTCTTTGACAGTTTGCCGTGGAACATCAAAAAATATTTCAGAGATGCAATGAAGACCACAATAAACTATACAAAAACGCTCGCGAATTTTGATAATAATAAAATTCCAATAGAACAACAAATATGCTTATTGAAAGCTAGTGACAATATTAAAGAAAAGGCAATGATAAAACTCAGAGAAGTAAAAGCCAAATCGGAAGATTCTGGATCTAAAGCTAGACAATATTTGGAAGGTCTATTAAAAATCCCCTTTGGAATTTACAAGAAAGAATCGGTTCTTAATATTATGACCGATGTTAGAAATAATTTCAAAACAGTCGTAGAAAAAATTAAGGATAATAAAATAGACATACCCCTACCAGAAGATGGTAAGCATAGTAGTTTAGAAATAGCGAGATATTTTCCAGAAATAAGTAAAAAGGCAATCGGAAAAATAAAAATAAATAATATTTCTCGCATTAAAGCATTATTATGTAAAGGAAAAAGAGATACACTTATAGCAAATACGTGTTTTTTAAATGGAATTATCAAAAAACACAATATACAAACAAATAGATTGTGTCACTCTGGTAAAAAAAATGGATATATGCGCGATAACATCAAGAAATTTATAAGCGATAACAAACATAACGAACATGTTGTCCAAGATGTAAAAAACAAATATTCTAAAGTTTTTGATACAAATAGCATATCGGATATACAAAAACATATTGATTTTGTAGGCAATGGTCGCAAGGAAATTAATGACACGTTGGCCATAATAGACAAACATCTAGATAAAGCAGTCCATGGTCATAAAAATGCTAAAAGACAACTTAAGCGAATCATAGGTCAATGGATAAATGGAGATCAAACCGGATATTGTTTTGGTTTTGAAGGCCCACCAGGTGTTGGTAAAACTTCACTTGCTAAAAAGGGTCTTTCCCAATGCTTATCTGATCAAAATAATGGAAATAGACCATTTGCATTCATTCCTATTGGTGGTTCCAGTAATGGCAGTACTCTGTCTGGACACAATTACACTTATGTGGGTTCAACTTGGGGAAGAATTGTAGATATCCTCATGGAAACGAAATGCATGAACCCAATCATTTTTATTGATGAATTAGATAAAGTAAGTCGGTCTGAAAATGGTAAAGAGATAATTGGGATTCTCACTCATCTAGTAGATGAAACGCAAAATGAATCGTTCCAAGATAAATACTTTTCTGGGGTAGATTTAGATCTAAGCAAAGCGCTCTTTATATTTTCCTATAATGACCCAGACATGATTGATAGGATATTGCTAGATAGAATACATAGGATTAAATTTGATAATCTTACTATTGAAGATAAGATAACAATTACAAATGACTATATTCTCCCTGAAATTTACAGTAAAATGGGATTAAATGACTGTATAAATTTTTCAGATGAAGTTATCGTGTATTTAATTGAAACATATACTTATGAACCAGGAGTTAGAAAGTTAAAAGAAATATTATTTGAAATTATCAGCGAAATAAACTTGGAAATTTTACAATCTGAGAAATGGTATAACTTCCCCATTGTTATTACTAAGGAAAGTATATCCAAAAAATATTTGAAGAATCGCATTGAAATCACCTTTACAAAAATTCACAATGATCCTACTGTTGGAGTCGTTACCGGATTATGGGCAAATTCTTTAGGAAAAGGGGGAATAATACCCATTGAAACTGTTTATTACCCTGCTACAAATCTTCTTGATTTTAAACTTACGGGGCTTCAGGGTGATGTTATGAAAGAGTCTGGGAATGTTGCAAAATCATTGGCTTGGAAGATTACATCCGCGAAACAGCAAAAAAAATTATTGAAACAATTTGAAGATACAAAGATGCAAGGTGTCCAAATTCATTGCCCGGAGGGAGCTACTCCAAAAGATGGACCATCTGCGGGAACCGCCATTACAATAGCTATTTATAGTTTATTTAATGAAAAGAAAATCAAAAATAACATTGCAATCACAGGTGAGATAAATTTACAAGGATATGTTACTGCGATAGGCGGATTAAAACTTAAAATTATTGGCGGGATTAAAGCAGGTGTAAAAACCTTTATATTCCCAGAAAGTAATCAAAAAGATTTTGATAAATTTATGGAAAAATATTCTGATAAGCCTGTTATTGAGGGCATTGATTTCTATCCTGTAAAACATATTACAGATGTTCTAAAACTTGTTTTTGTATAATAAAATGTAATTAAAATATATATAATGCTTTCCGCAACCTTAATGGCCTATATCAGATTTTTTGTATTATTAACACCTATAATAATTCCCACCATGGCTATATTCGGCTCCTTCTTTAATCCATCTTTTAAAGGATTTGTTTATGTTCTAGGACTTACCATTGCTATGCTTTTTGGTAGTCTAGTATCAAGGTCTATTGGAAAAAGGGTTCCAGGGGAAATGAAAGATGGCGTATTTAAACCTGGAATTAACGCAGCATGTAATTTATTGGGTAGCTCTTTAACAGGATGGGGAACAGAATACGCAACGCCTGGACCACATGCACTTATTTTAGCTTTTACCGCAACATATTTCATGTTTCCAATGTTTTTGAATGGTACCACAAACCTCTTTTTGATTGGAGGCTTGATATTAATGCTCATTTTAAGTGCAGCCATCAGAGTTTCTGAACCAATGATTTGTCTCGGATTTGGATCCGTAGTTGCAGGTTGGTTTACAGGATTTTTCCTTGGCGCGATGTGGTACTTTACAGTTGCTACACTTGCAGGTCCGAAAAGTGGTCTAACCTATTTTGAAGTCGAAAAGAGTGATAGACAACAATGTAAACTTGATAAGAAATCGTTCAGATGTAGAAGAAAAATGGCAGCTATCTAAAACTAGTCCAATTTCTCTCAATCCAATCCTTAACTGATATTGCAATCCTTCTTCTCTTTATTTCAGTAGATTGAATTCCTGCTTGTATAGTTCCATTATATCTCCTAGCAAAAAATGTAAGGAAATTTTGCAATGCAATTCCTAAATTATTTTTTTTGTATTGTTCTAAACTCTTGTGTTTAAATTGCGGTTTACCTGTACGAGCATTTACGCTATTATGAAACTGATATAACATGGAAATAAATAAGTCTTTATTTGTTATACCACTAGATTTTACTCGGATCATCCATGCAACCGCGTGTTCTCTGCAATGCGGACATGGTAAATTACTGCATATATTTTTTACAATACTGAGTAATTGCAAATATAATTTTGGATACGCATCTTCCGATATCCTCGCTGCCATTGTATGGAATAATATCCAGGTACTTTTACCCCATAGCATTGAATTTTCGTTGTCGGACATTATATATAAATAATATAAAGAGTTTAGTGAATTTAAATGTATAGATGAAAAATACTATTATTTCTTCTGAACAATTTAATAAGTTGCTATTGGAATCTTTATTTGAAGGCGATTCTGATGATGAGGATGATAAAATATGTTTAATAACTGGTGAAAAATTAACAAAAGATCATATAAAACTCATATGTGGACATAAATTTAACTACATGTCAATCTTTAATGAAATTACAAATCAAAAACTACATACTAAATTAGAAACTCATCAACTTAAAAAATATCAAATTAAATGTCCTTATTGTAGAACTATTCAAAATGGTATTATTCCATATAACGCCAATTGTACTACAATTAAAAAAAATGGTGTTAATTGGCCGCCTAAAAAGGTATGTAAAAACGAAAAGTGTTGCACTATATTGAAAAGTGGCAAAAGAAAAGGAGAAACATGCGGGAGAGCATGTTTCTCCTCATTGTGTTCTATTCACCAGCGCCAAGCAGAGGCAAAACAAATAAAAGAATCTAAAAAAATTATTATTTGTTGTACTGCTATATTAAAATCAGGTAAAAGAAAGGGTCAAGTCTGTAATTGCAAATGTAAAACCCCCGAATTACAGGCGCTGAAATTATGCAAACGTCATTATAAAAAATGAATGCAACTATATTTAAAGATAATTACTGTATTATATTATTATATGGATAAAGAACAGTTATTATCTAATGTCAAAGGTTGGATTGGACTCGACGATGAAATTAAACAGTTGAACAGGGAATTGAAAGAAAAACGCAAGAAAAAAAAAGAATTGACAGAAAATCTAGTCACTACAATGAAAAGCAATGAAATAGATTGCTTTGATCTATCCGGCGGGAATAAATTAATATACACCAAAAGCAAAGGTAAAAAAGCATTATCAAAAAAACATTTATTGGATGCATTATCAAAGTTTTTTAAAGGAGATAACACCGAAGCGAAAAATCTAAGTAAATTTATATTAGATACCAGAGAAGATAATATTAAAGAGAATATTAGAAGAAAGGTTGCAAAATAAAATCAAAGTTAATTATATTATGATTACTAGTTCACGATTTAAAAAATTTGCAGGTATTAACAAAAACAAGATAACAAAGGTAAACCCTACTATTAATATAAAGAATACACAAGATAACATAATGCCCACGCATATAAAGTTAAATTCGCCCTCTCTAAAAGCAACGCAATCGTGCAATGAACATTCTTACAATATTGAAAGATCCATCAATACTGATATTAAAAATTTACCCACAAGCCCTTCCGTTATTAGTTTTTGCATATACAGAATAATTACTTGTAAAAATAGATCTAAGCCACCACATCCCTTTTTACAATACTTATTGTACAAATATCCACAAACGGAAAAAGGTGTGTCTGATTTAATGGTTTTTCCGTTTATTAAATATAAATCTGGTGCAATTAAAACTATCGCAAAGAGTACAACAAAAAAACTTACTAATCAAGATCTCACAATTAAAGGATTTATAGAAAATGGGGAACAATTATTTTTATTCTTTGATCTTCAAGAGAAAGAAAGTATACCTATACAAACTGTTAATTATAAAAATAGAGACAAGCAGTTATGGTGGGCAATGATTGATGAAATCTGTAATTCTCGCGAGGTTATTAATTTCCCCATTCATCATTCCGTATACAAGATTTTCTACTATAACCCAGCTTTGATTTATCTTATGAATAAAGAAAAAAGATTACCCATTCCAAAAGTTGGATATTATGGGAATTATTATAAATTTATACCCATTATTGCTGCAATTGGAAGTCAAAATTCTATTCGTGGACAGCTTTCTAATTCCGATTTATTTTACTTTTCCACATTTAGGAAAGCTGTAAGATATGCCACATGGTCGCCATTGTATAAAGAAAGAATTGCATATAATAAAAAAGTAACAGATATTGACGGAAAATATAATGAAGGAGGTGTCGTGCGCTTTGCACTTTTTATAGAAAAAATTCTTGTACCCAAAGATAACTCTTATGAGAAATTGGGTAAATTATTATCTAAATCAAGCGAATGGAAAGAACGTTATGACACCTTATATTTCGGTTCTATTGACTATGATTCAACAGACTTAACTATAAATCCCGAATATATATTAACTCATCCTGAGCAATATATTTCTTTGTCATACCACATGATGGATATGAAAACAATCACGCCTAACTGGGAACCATCATATAATGGTTACAAAATTGTATAAAATATATATATTTATATATAATGGATTTTTCACTATGGAATTTTGCTATGATAGTTGTCGGTGCATTTTTATTAAATTCAATATTCTACTTTATACCCTATTTAATGCCTAGAATTAATGCCATGGAGCTGTTGACATACCAAGCATTTGCCAACGGAATGATTTTATTGATAATGATTTTACCGAGAGGAATGTGGGAAGGTAAAGATAGTAAACAAAATACGTCAACAACCGCCACAAGTACCAATGCCGTTACCACTTAGATTTTTTAAGTATGAAATTAAAAAAATTGATTAAAGATGTTAAATATATTTGAACAGTATATTCAACATGGAAAAGAAACTAAACGCCAAATTAGCCGTATGGGTCTCCAACTTCAAGAAAGAAATTGCATCTCAAATTATAGACGCGTTTCCAAAAGAATTGGACTCGGACTCCAAAAAGATACTCCAATATATTTACGCATACCCTCATCTCCAATTTACAAAACAGGATTTACAGAAAAGAACGCGTGTTAAAAACATTGTTCCTTACCATGATAGGTGTCGTGCCCTCAGGGCAAACGATGAACAATGTACGCGAAGAAAGCGTGTTGGGAGCAAGTTCTGCGGAACACATATTAAAGGTATACCGCATGGAGAAATCACAGAAAAACAAGACAATGTTGAAACATTTAAAAAAGTGCAAGTATGGGCACAAGAGATCGCTGGAATTATTAGACATCTAGATAAAACTGGGAATGTGTATGATCCACAAGATATCTATCAGGGAATTAAAAATCCTAAAGTAATTGCTAAATATACAGAACTAAATGGAGTATATCAAATCCTATAATACATAATTTAAACAATTTTAGTTTATTGTTTCTAAAGATTAATCCTTTTTCTTTGGCAAATGATCCGGGAATTGTTTTTTTAGATATTCATTCATAATATTTATTGTTGGTTTACAATCATAATAAGTACCTATATACACACCCGACGCACATCCTAAAATAAACTGCCACATTATTACTATTACATTAGAAAAATTGATGCGAATTTTTCTAATTAAATACTATGATATCATCTCACAACAATAAACAACAATATAATGGATATTTGCGACAATTTTCAAAACGATAACGCCTTGGGAGGAAGATGTGTTTCATCTCGCGATACGATTTGCGTGTGGTGTAATAAAATTATGAAAAATGGGACAACGATGATATTTGTTCAAAAAAAAATTTCAATGATTATATTTTGAAACCTGTTTCAAGGGTGTTATACAAATATAATATACCTATAGGCGTTTCGTTGCTACTTCGTGAATTCCTCATCCTTCCAAAAAATATTATTGATGGATATTATTGCAGCAATTGTACAACATCTGTCTATGTTACAAAATCTGGTCGAACGTCAAAGACTCCGAGAAATGATATCATTCGTACCGTATCTGGATCCGGATTTTCAGGATGCGATCATTATGATTTTAGTTATGATGGCTTTGATAAAGAAATATTTGATATTAATCATAGAAAAGGATCTGATCTTAAGAACTTTATTATTACGGACGAAGAACTAACTTCACAAGCTGCGATTATGGACAATTTTGAAGAAAATGAATCCGAATTATCCGATTATGTGTCGGATTGCGATTCATGCGATTCATGCGATTCGTATGATAGCAGTGATTCCAATTATCGTTGCTGGTTATATTCAGATGATGAAGACTAGAAACCCCGATCCTATAGCTAACGATGTAAAGAAATGCCACCACGCGTGCATTTGATAACCTTGGACTGATTCGCATAGAAATTGATCTGTTAACCAACATATTGTCCCTAAACAAAAGAAAACTATGTAACCAATTATAAATACTTTTTGATAAGATCCGGATCTACAAGTTTGTAGTCCAACGTGAGCCATATATATTTGAAACAATGCAAATATAATAAAAAAATAAATAAAATAATTATGAAGAAAAATATACAATATTAAAATTGGAAAGATTAACCATCTTGAAAAGGTATTTTTTTTTATATGTCTAACTGCATCAAAACTAATTACCAACATTGCACTTTCATCTAGCATTTGTGCATAATATCGCATTGTCATATGCAACAAAAAAGCTCCAATTCCGACAACAACTAAGCTTCGTCCGAGATTTGATATACGCGTATTTAAAAATAGAATACCAACAACGATATAATACAATGATGATAATGTATTATAATATTCGGCAACAACGGGACTTATTATATATTTTTCTTCACAAAAATGCACACTGGTATCCTCTGCGCCCCAATAGTAATCAATAGATGAGTTCATTAATATTATTGAACTATTTTCTCTATTATAATTTTATAATAGATATATCCCCGTCTTATTAAAGTTGTAAGTATTAATAATTTTAATTTAAAAGACGATCGCGTTATTGTTTTATAATGACATCTATTGCAACTAATGATATTACACCACGCTTTGTATATTGGGGGTTGAATGCTCGCGCTCAACTTCCAATGCTCTTATTGAGAGCTGCTAATATTAAATACATTTGGGATATGACAACTGCGAATACATGGCCAGAACCAAAAAAAACTGTTCCTTTTGGGCAACTTCCCGTGTTGTACCACAATAATTTGGTTATTCCGCAATCTGGTAGTATTTCTAGATATTGTGCTAGGTTGGCAAATTTAATGCCATCTGATGAAAACAATAGAATAATGGCTGATATGTTAATGGAACAATCAAATGATATCTATACTATGCTCATTAAGGCAAAGTATGCAGGAGACGATGAGGCGCAATATAACGCATGGAAAGAACTAAGAGAGAATAAACTTCATTCTAAACTAGAACCTTTGGTTACTCTTTTGGGAAATAAAACTTACTTTTCGGGAAATAATTACCACGCTGGAGATATTGCTGTCTTTTCAACTCTTTGGCTTGTTATCCAAGCAAACCTCGAACAAGAACTGGGCAAATATCCAACCCTTATGAATCATTATAAACAGATTTTAAATTTGGGAGAGATTCAATCATTTGTTGATGAGGGTGCTAAAGCATATTTTATTGCACCCCCGATGAGAACAAGTGAAAATGTTGAGGCAACTGTTTAACTATACATATAATTAATTAAATATATATATAGTTTATCCACAAAAATACTCCATGTTTTTTTGCGAAATATCTGAAATCCCATCTAAATGTCTTATATATCTAGGTAAAACAATGAATGAGTTTCCCCGGGATTGTATAGTTTGTAAATAAAATATATCAATCTCAACAAGTGAATTTCTTATTGTATTAACAATTGTATGCATGGTTTTTTCTGGTAAAATATACCCCACTGTTCCTGCAATATTATTACTAAGATATATGTTAGGCGTTGCTTTATAACAATTAGAATCATGTTTTGTTCCACCAAGATACATAATATCATATTCATTTAATCTTTTCACCCACTTGGATTTGTTTTGTTTTAGTATTTGATGTTGTTGTTTTAAACTATTAATAAAGGAATTATAGGTAATATTTGAATGGAAAATAACGTCGTCTTCTAAAATTAATATTTGTTTATATTTCCTCTCCAAAGCTATTTTAATTACATTATAATGGCTTAATAAACATCCTAATGATCCCAGTTTATATTTTAAAAAAGACTCATCCGATTCATCTTTAAGCCACGCGGGTCTATCTTTAAGAAACCCCGGGTTCCATTTTATAATGTCGGAGAGTGATTTCGGTTGAATTCCTACAAAAAATTCATAATTTTTTATCCCAACCCTGTTTAACTCGGAGATAATGCGTTTTTTACGATCAGTTCTATGTTTTAAGTTAATAACAAAAACCCTATCAATATTCATAATTATATAAAGAAATATAAAATTAAAACTCACAAACAATACTATTCTCCAATTCTTCTGGGAGAATTTCCTTGATTCTACTATAAACTATTGTTTCGTTTAATAATAAATCATCTGCTATTTTCATCATATGCGTTTTATTTGTCTTTAATGTATCAACTGTAAATTCATCCAATTTATCCATCATGGCTTTACAACTAGCAAATACATTCTCCGACATTGACTCGCTTATTATCCCCATGAAATCTGGGTTGAGTGCGCCAAACTCTTTACTCATCCCCCAATTTGTATTAAATCGTCTTACAAAATTTGAGATTTTCTCAATATCATCAGAAGCGCCTGTCGAAACTTCCTCATATATTAATTTCTCAGCACCCCTGCCCCCCAATAATACACATATTTGTGCCAATATAGCATTTCTGGTATATATCTTTTTATTGACAGGTTTCGGTTGACTAAATCCGAGTGCAGATTCACCGCGTGGTATAATGCTGACTTTTATGGGAGGTTCGCTGTGTTTTAAAATATACCCCATTAAGGCGTGCCCCGCTTCATGGTATGCTACCCTTTTTCTCTCCTCATCCCCCAACATACGTGATCTCTTTTCCTTCCCAATCATTACCTCGTCAATTGCTATTTGAATATCGGATTCAACCAATTCAACATTTGTTTGACCTCTTTGTATAGCATTGATTTTGGATTGGTTCGCAATATTTGCAATATCTGCACCTGTCATACCAGCTGTTCTCTCAGATAAAACAGAATCAGATATTGTTTGGGGGATCTTCACATCTTTTAAATATAAATTAAACATTGATTTGCGCTCGGCAAAATTGGGAATATCAAAAAATATTTTTTTATCAAATCTTCCCGAACGTAGCAATGCCGGATCCAAACAGTTGATAAGATTTGTCGCTGCAAATATGATGATACCATCAGAATTATCAAACCCATCCATTTCTACAAGCAACTGATTTAAAGTAGACGCTCTCTCTGAATTCCCCCCATTATCCCTTTTACTACCAACCGCATCCAATTCATCAATAAAAACAATACATTTCCCCTTTTTTTTGGCTTTTTCAAAGAGTTTCCGGACACGAGCCGCCCCAACGCCAACATACATTTCTACAAAAGAACTGCCTGCAGCCGTAAAACAGGTATATCTAAAACATCGGCCATTGTTTTCACTAAAAGTGTTTTACCCGTCCCAGGAGGACCCGCCAAAAGAATACCCTTTGGTAGTTTTACACCCCACTTTGTATACTTTTCTTCATTATTAATAAAGTCCATATAATATTTAATCTCTTCCTTGACATCTTCTAAACCAATAACGTTGCTCAATTTATCAGGCATTTCATTTTCTTTCTCTTTCCTTCTCCTTTTCTTTTTATCTGGTATACTTTGAAGTATTCTAATAAGTATCCATCCAAAAATAGCATACATTATTAGCGTTGCTAAATCGGGCGAAGGTTGTGGTGGAGGTGGTGGTGGCGCAGATTTCCAGAATAGACCTGACATATAAAATATTATGTTGCGTTATTTTGAAATCATTTTAAAATTTAATGTATTTCAACTTATTTTATTTTATATTTTTTAATTCTAAACCATTTAGTAATAATATATTTTTCCCCTTTAATAATAGGTTCACCTGCGTGTAATGTATGAGGATTAACGTCACCATTACTTTTTAAATTATACCATAATAATGCCTTTCCTCTTTCAGGTTTAACTCTATAATCTAACTCTTTCATAAATGTACATCCACCCTCTTGTACATTATTTAAATAAATCATAAAAGTCCATGTTCGGTTACCATTAATACTTGCATTATTTATATATTCATCTGTAAAAGGTTCAAAATAATCTGTATGTAATTTAAATTGATTTCCAATTTTATAATATTGTGATTGCATAGATTCTCCATAAGAAGGACATATATTTAATGTATCGGAAATTCTTTTTTCTATATCATTTATAATACTACAATTATTATATAAATCACATGAATAGCTTGTACGAAATGATGTATCTTTTCCGTCACCTGTTATTTTAGATGGTTTTAAATTGCTTTTGGTTAGCTCTATAATTTTGCTACATTCTTCATCACTCATAAAATTATCAATCGTAAATATCAGCGCTTTATCACTATTAAATCTAATTCCGTTTGGAATTATTATTGAATTGAAATCCATATTTTTATTTACATCATAATTTAATTCATTACATATTACATCAGAATCATAATTATTTTCAATTAATATTTTAAAAATCTCTTTTTTATTAACGCCATTTTTAATGTTATTCCATATCCAATATTTCCATTCGTCATTAAACATAGTTTTTTTTGACATATAAATTAATTAAATATTATAATTTTACAAATACCGTTTCAGGTGTCATATCTAAAGCACTAAGAACTCCACCTACAACACATTGCGAAGTATTAACTATTATTATTATATTATTTTACCTGGTATTTTTATCACATCTTTCATAAATCCTGGGGCATCGTCCCTCCCCCCCTTTTTTGGATGACCCCATAATAATTTCGCCCCGCATTTCTTATTACTACATGATGTAGGATCATTATACCACCAACCCTCAAAAGAATAACCTTTCTTTTTTGGTCCATTTTTATCACCACTAACGCATTTTGGTATACTCCCTAATAATCCAACACTATGGTATATATCATCTGTTACATTTGTTATTGACGCTATTTTTGATCTATTCCACCCTACTATACAACATTCGCATTCCATGTCACACCCGTCGCCGAGGCTGCTTTGTACTTCGAAGGGAGCTGTATCCATTGAACAAGTGTATTTACCTTTTGGGCCTCCGGGTGGGAAAGCTGCTTCCTTGCAAATGCTTTCACAATTTAAATTTTTCTTAATTTTTTTACAATCACTCCCACATACACCGCAATCCCCACATCCTTCTATATTTTTATATAATACAGCTGAAATGGTTATAATTAAAATTAAAAATAAAAATAATAATACCTTTTTCATTATATAAATGGTTTATAAATATTTTTACTAATTTTATATTAATGAAATGTTATTTTATAGTTTAGATTACACTGTCTAGAATCGCAAATTATTGTACATTCGTCCAATTGGAGTTTATTTAAGGTTTTTATTTTGAATGTTGAAAATTTAAACCGAATGAGCTTTTTGTTTCGGTTGGTTGATTTCCAAGTCCCATAATGTGACCTGCTGTGGTCTGTTCTGTATCAGGTTGGTAATTTACATAAAGTACTAGTCTGGGTACTTTAGAGCAGGCCGAGTTACCGTGAGGTACCCCGCAGTTCCAGATCACCGCTTCTCCGAATCGAGTTGGGATGTCTACTCGTTTTAGACCCAGGGTTTTCATGAGTTTGATAGGGATTTTCTGGATAGTCTTCGTCTTACCTGGCCAGTCGAGCCCGTCACCTATTTCAGCGTATTTTTGATGAGCGCCTTCGTAGCCGTACCAGCCTGCATCGCTGTTATTTAGGCCTAAGATAAATTGCAGTCTATGAAAATTTCCATCGGGATTGTAAGGATAATATGATACCGGATCGTCTGATTCGCGCATTTCCGTAACCCCGTCTCGATTCTCAGCGATATAGCTCATATCCGTATGCAACTGCATATCCTTGGCTGGCGGTAGCTTTAATCCGAACCGAGTGAGGTGTCGCTTCACTGGGCTTTGATATAGAGCAGTCATAAATGATCGCAGTTTTTCCCTTAGTTCATTCAGTCTAGGATGATAATACGTGCTTTTCTGACTAGTAGCAGAACCCATACCACAGTTCATAGCATTGGCTGGTGCCCTGGTGTTAATGTATTCGCGACCGTCATTCGTTTTTTGCCCATACATAGCCTTGAACATTTCGCTATCCTTGGGCTGTTTAAAATAAGGATTGGTTTTCATTTCGTTTTTAAGGTCAATTTGTATACTAGTGGGATCTATGCCTTTATCTGTAAAGAATTTGTAGTATTCGCTCATGCAAATTTCCTGCATTTCTTGAATTTCTTCTACTGTGAAAATACCAGCCTTAACAAGATCCAGTCTCATATAACCTCTATCCCTTAGACTAGTTATAGATGTTTTTAAGTACGCTTTGATTTCAGCTAGTTCCATATTGTTTTAAATGTGTCTTTTTAATTGTTCTAGAATTCAAATTTTCTTTTCAATTTTTTGAAATGAACTATAAAAAATATACACTGCCACGGTTACCAAATATCCTGATAATAGTCTTTTTCTTGTTTTATCCGTTAATAAAATACTATATTTTCCACTAACCCATTCAAACAAAAAACAAATAACCATTAATAAAATAGCATATTTTACATTTACTTTCCCTCGTTTGTAATACTCATACACAGCACCAATTGATAGAGGTGGTAAAATAGCTAATAATGTTGTTCCTGCCGCCATATCGTAACTAACGCCTATCATTAATAAACCGGGTAATATGGTGGTCGCTGTTGTTGTGCCCAACAATCCGGCTATCAATCCCGCAAATATTCCAACTAAAGCAACGCCTAACATTTTTATCATTATATATATATATAATGATAAATTATCAGAATTTAATTGATACGGTTTACAAAAGTACCAAAAATATCAAAGGGGGGAAGAAGGCAAGTTATATCCCTGAACTAGCGAAGGCCAATTCCAAATGGTTCAGTATTTCATTATGCGATATTGAAGGAAACCTTTACAGTGTTGGTGACAATAAACAAACTGTTGCAATTGAATCAATTAGCAAATTATTTTCATTGGCATTCGCTATTAAAAAGCATGGGTCAAAATATGTTCATAGTAAAATTGGAATGCATGGATCATTTCTACCATTTAATTCTATTATAGCGGCAAAGTTGTCCCCATCTCATACTATTAATCCCTTTTTAAATCAAGGAGCAATGGCAACTACATCCTTATTATACCAGAAAAATCAGAAAAAATTTAAAAATAGTTTGCGTAAAAATATGAGCAATTTTGCATCCAAATCTCTCCATGTCGGTCCAAAAGTATATGAAAGTGAATCCAAAACAAATAATGTTAATATGAGTTTAGCATATCTACTCAAATCATTTGGACGGTTTTATGGAGAGGTTAATCCTACTGTAGATGCATATACATATCAATGTTCCATAAAGGTAAACTCCGATAATTTAGCAAAGATGGCCTCCGTCTTTGCAAATGGTGGTATTAACCCCAATACCAATAAAATAATGCTCTCTAAAAAAGAGACCTCTTACATATTAAATAATTTACTACCCGAAGGGTTATATGAATATTCAGATGATTGGATCGCCAGAACAGGAGGGAGTGCATACGCAAAAAGTGGCGTAGGTGGAGGTATACTTATTGTTATACCTGGTGTATGTGGAATAGGAATTGTTTCGCCACCACTAGATAAACATGGTAATTCGGTTAAAGGTATTGCTGCAGGTGTAAAGCTTGCGAAAGCATTGGCAAGACCCGTTTTTTCAAATTGCACTAGGAAAAAAACAGATAGACGACATAAAAAAACCAGGAAGCGCCACAAATAAATATCACATATATGTATATAATGTCTAAATCAAAAAAGTCTAAGTCAGCGTCTAAGTCAAAAAGCCTTTTCGGTGAATTTATACATAGTATACCCGGTCAGTTTATAATAGGTGGAATAACCGTCGCAGGAATTGCCTATTTCAGCAATAATGCAACAAACCCTGCCATCGCAGGTTTAATTGGAGCCTTTCCAATTGGTATGCCCAGTTCCGTGTTCGTTGATGATGATAAAGTAGAAGGTTATGCGTATAACCTTATGTTAATGACAATACCATTAATGTTGGCAACAATATTAAATTGGTATTTAATATCCAAAATGAAACTTACAAAGTATGAATCCGTGCCCGTATCCTTTTTTCTTTTTGTTCTTATAGGTGGTGTAATAGTATTCACATCAAAAAAATCTAAATAAATTAACAATTGCTTATGGTTATTATTGCAATGAGTTATCCATGTCGCAAGACCATGTTAGGGATTAATTACTCTACGAAGTATCTAAGATTTATTATTAATTTGGAGAGATGGAAAACATCGCATACTTCAAATCAATAATAACATACATAAAAATGAATAATTATACGGGTAAAATTTCTATATCCGTGCAGTATACTATTTCTTCTACTATCGGCATAACAGGTGCTACCGGCTCAAATATTTCTACGGCGAATGAAACCTTTTCATACTGAGGGGTGCGCGCAGGTTGTCTAGGAGATACAAATGATAATTTATGATCCGTTGGGGGTTTCTCTTTTTGAGAATGCCATATATTGGCATGTTTACAATGAAAACATAAATAATCCCATCGATCTTTAAATTTGGTACAAAAACAATCTTTAAATTCACAATGATAACGTCTGGGCATAATTATTATATTGTATTTATGTTTATATCATGTCCGCAAGCAATCTCATCTATAAATACGGGCAACTCAAATTGTCCCATATATTTATCATTTTTCCATTCAATTATAAGCGGCATTGTTTCAGCCAATGGAGATTTACTTGTCCATCTTTCTTTATTTAATAGAATATTTAACTTTTTTATTCTATTTTTTAGACCTCCTTTATTACGAGGGGGTACATGTTTTAATGCCCATTCAAATTGCATAGATTCAATTTTCGTTGGAAATCCACTTATTATACAAACGTGTTTCCATCCGGGACCTTTTGATGTTGTATATTTGGCACCCCCGCTTCTTTCACCGTTATGCGCTCTTAATCTTTTTTCGGCATCATTCGATACACCAACATATGTGTATCCTCGGTTTTCAATAATATAACATACCCAACTCATAGACTTAATATCCTGTTAACTTTATTATAAAATTGTTATTCAATCCATTGGATAAATTGAAAATGAATACTAAAAATAATTAAAAACCAATACAACAATATGGAAAGACACTTGAAAGACGTTTATGGTTTTAATAAATTCAGAGAATATCAAAAGGATATTATTGTGGATTTATTGGATAAAAATGACGTCGTTGCTATATTACCCACTGGTGGCGGAAAATCTCTGTTATATCAATTCCCAGCAACATTTACTGATAAAATTACTATAGTTGTATCCCCGTTAATTTCATTAATGAATGATCAATGCAAATACCTAAATTCAAAAAATATTAAATCGGTATGTTTAAATTCGGAAACTTCTATAGGTTTGGCGCATTACATTAAATATAAAATTATTTATACTACGCCAGAATTTATAATATCAAGACTACAAGCTTTCAATAGAATTAAAACAAACATTGGATTGTTTGCAATTGATGAAGCTCATTGCGTGTCACAATGGAGTCACGATTTTAGACCAAGTTATCAAAAATTAGGTATAATAAAGACACGCTTTCCAAATATACCGCTATTGGCGGTAACAGCGACAGCAACGCCTCGCGTCTTAAATGAAATGTATGATTTTATGAATATAACAGAAGCTTCCGAATATTCGTTAGGAACACGGCGAACTAATTTAATTATAAACGTTCATCCTAAATATAAATTTAAAAGTTGTACATTTAATGAACCGAGTATTGTCTATGTACAAACGCGAAAATTATGTGAAAAACTGTGTAATGATTTTGTTAATAGAGGAATAAAAGCTGCATATTATCATGGTGGTATGAAAAAAGAAGAAAAGGAAAGGAGTCACGAATTATTTATTAATGGTAATATTATTGTCATCGTAGCCACTATATCTTTCGGGATGGGAATTGATAAATCCGATATAAGACATGTAATAAATTATGGTCCGCCTGCTAATATTGAAACATATTATCAAGAAATAGGTCGTGCTGGGAGAGATGGTATTATTAGTAAAGCTACAATTTATTACGATGATAATGATTTTGCAACCACTGCCTATTTAATATCAAAATCGGAAGATGATAAGCAAGTAAAGATCAAAACAGAAGGCATGGAAGTTTTTAGGAGCTATCTCCAAGAGAGAAATATTTGTAGACAACAAATGATTGATTATTATTTTGATACAGGTAAATTTGCAAATGAAACGAATGTATCGCATATTCCTAAATGCGGAATGTGTGATAATTGTACAAATGAACACAAAGAAGAGTTAAAAGATATTACAAAAGAATCTGAAATTATCATCCAACTTATAAAAACAAATAACTTTACGAGAGGGTTCAATCTTGGGTTAGGCAAAACTATTAAAATGATAAAAACAAACGAAAAATTCGTCGGTTATAATAATTCAGACAAATGGTTAAAAAATGTTATTAATATACTGGTTACTAAAAAAGTTCTTAGGCGTTATAAAGCAGGTTATGGTTTTGCAATTGGATTGGGTACAACACGATTAAGTGACGTCTCTCCAATAAAATCTCGTATTGCAGAAGATTTTAAGAAAATAAAACTTTCCATGCGAACATCTAGTATATCTATCGCGAGTTTGATGAATATTAGAAATAACATTGCAAAAAAATTCAACATGATCCCAACATCATTTATAAATGATAGAGTTATTATGAATATTCATGAAAAATCACCAAAGAATATTTCGGAATTATGGAAAGTTGATGGTATTTCAAATGAATTTATTATGACAGAACCATGTCACGACTTTATGAAAGAATATACACTTGGACAATGCGATAGTAAAAAGGTTTCGTCGCAAAAAAAAAAGGGAAATACAAGAAAACGTATTATTAAATTTTACAAACAAAATAAATCGGTAAAATTTATGTCACAAGCACTGGGAGTTAAAGAACAGACAATTGAGGGTCATATTTTACATTTATTTGAGAATCACGATGATTTTGATGTAGATTTAGATTATTTTGATTTAACAGAAGAAAGGGAAAATCAAATTAAAAAGGCTATTAAAAAGGTTGGTACGGAAAAACTTAGACGTATCAAAGATTTAGTTGGTAAAAACATAAAGTACGTACAAATTAAATTATGTATTCTTGTTATGAAAATTGAGGATCTTTAAATATAAAGTAACTGTGTAATAGTAACTAATACACATTTGACTTGAATATATTAGTTATTATTTATAAATAAATTATGGTGGATCAGATGCGGTTCAAATATAAATTCGCTCCCTCGGATTTCTTGTAACTTCCGTTTAAACAAGAATTCGTCATAGATTGAAGCATTGATTTAAAATTTGCTTTACAGCTAAGAATATTTAGGGAAAGGCAACCTGCGATCAACTGCCACCTCTCATGCGTCTCCTTCTCTTCGTCCTCCTCGTTCTCGTTCTCCTTTTCCGTTTTACCCTCTTGGTACCACGTCGTTTCTTCGATTTACTGCGTTTAGTTCGTCGCTTTCTATATTTTTTAACCCTTTTTACCATTATAAAATAAGTAGATATTTAAAAATAACATATAATAATAATCCAATTATTAATATACAATGGATATTTCAAGAGCAGACGAGATTTTAAAATACTGGTTCAAACATGATGGATCACCGGACTATGACAAATGGTTTATGAAAAGTAGCGAGTATGACGATGAAATCAAAGAGAAATTTGGCAATTTATTAAAAGAAGCAGAAGAAGGAAGGGGTTTTGGTTGGCTTATAAGTAAGGATAGTTTTGTCGCGTATATTATTTTAACAGACCAATTTTCACGACACATTTACAGAGGCTCTGGTGACGCATTTAAAAATGATGTTTCAACAATGATATTTACTAAATTAGGATTTGATTTATATAGACACCAATTAGTAGGTTACGAATTTATGTTTGCTTTTATGCCATATATGCACACCGAATCTCTTAAATATCAAAAGAAAGGTGAAAAAATATTTAATAAACATCGTGAATTATACGTCCGTTCGGAGGAGTGCTGTGGTGGCAGTCATTATGACGCCAAAAAAGGGAGCAGACATCACTTATTGTCTCCACCGGTAACAGGCGAGATCATGTCAGGGATAGAACCCGCATTAACACAAGCGGATAAAGATTTGAAAATATTAGATCAAATACAAACACATGTTATGGGTCATAAACGGACGATTGAACAATTTGGAAGATTTCCCAAAAGAAACGAAGTTTTGGGCAGGGATTCCACCAGTACCGAATTACAATATATGGGATTATCACATGTTAAATCAAGACCTTATTAACTTATTTCGGAGAAAATGAAACACCACAACCACAAGATGTGGCAAAATTTGATTTATATAAATTCACTAATTGCAATTATTTGCAAACTTTGATATAATACTAAAATTTATATACTTATATATGTCTATTCAAATACAACCATTTCCTAAGAATTTTCATTTTGGTGGCGGCGCGTGGGCATCATCTTTTCACATAGGCGTCGTTAAAGCATTGGAAGAACAGTGGGAAGATGCTAAAATAAAATCGGGTGGAACATTAACCGGTAAACTTGGTTCTTATATGAAAATTAGCGGCGATTCAGTGGGTTCTGTAATTGGTGCAGGTGTTCAACTTGGAATAAATTGGAAAGAGCTGCGAGCTATCTATATACAATTGGCAAGACAAGCGCGTAAAGGTGGTGTGTGGTGTGGTAAAATGAGTATATATCATGAAGAAATGTTAGATTGTATTCTCAAAGATCATAGGAGTGTAGAAATATTGAATAAACGAGGATTTGCCATGGGCGTTACACGTTTTTTTAATAAATATCAAAAATATACAAGCTGGCGTAATACTGAACACTTGCGCGAATGTTTTCACTCATCATTTCATGTACCACTATATTGCTCATATAAATCTGGTGTTGATGGACGACAGGCAATTGATGGTGGATTTTCCAATACGATCAAAGAAATGAAAGATATTGAAGCATCGTCGGGCAGAGGTCCATTTTTTCATATTTCCATGTCACCCACTTTCTATGAAATTATATACCCTCCTTCTGATAAAGATATAGATAGAAAAATAAATGAAGGATATAGAGCTACAATGGCTTGGAAAC